CAGCATCAAGACGCATTTTTAGATGAAATTGAAGAGTTTTGTAAGAATAGGGCTCTGGCAGAGGCCGTGCTCAGTGCGGTGGATCTCATTGAAAAAGGCAATTATGGTGAGGTTGAAAAGCGAGTAAGAGAAGCCATACTGATCAGTCTACAAAGCGATGTTGGAACAAACTACTTTGAAGACCCTAGGGCAAGACTGCTGCGAATAAAAGACAACAACGGACAGGTCAGCACGGGATGGCGTGATGTTGATGACAAGCTTTACGGTGGTGTTAATCGAGGAGAAATAACCATTTGGTGTGCAGGCTCTGGTGTAGGGAAATCATTGTTCCTGCAAAATATTGCCATCAATCTTGCAGTGAAAGGTCTTAACGTGGTTTACATCACGCTTGAGCTAAGCGAAGAGCTGTGCTCAATGCGAATGGACAGCATGTTGAGTGAGGTTCCAACCAAGGAAATATTTAGAAAGTTGGATGAGGTAGAAATACGTGTGCGTCAAGCTGGGCATAAAAGCGGTGGATTGCATGTTAAACAGCTTCCACAGGGCAGTACATGTAACGATATCAAAGCGTATCTAAAAACATATGAAATTGAAACACAGAAAAAACCAGATGTCTTGGTGGTCGATTATCTGGATCTGTTGTTTCCTAACAACAAAAGGATTGACCCAAGCAATCTATTCGTAAAGGATAAGTTTGTTACGGAAGAACTGCGAGGTTTAATGGTTGAACGACAGATGATCGGCCAAACCGCTGCACAGTTGAATCGTTGCCTTACTCTTGACTCGACTGTAACTGCCAATGGTAAAACTATCCAAATCAAAGATGTCAATGTCGGCGATTGGCTAGATTCAGATGAAGGACCTGTTAGCGTAACTGATGTAACCAAAGTTAGTCCTAGACCAGTGTTTAAGATCACAACAAAATCTGGAAAGACTATTACATGTAGTAATAATCATGTGTTCCCAACAAGTAACGGAGAAAAAAGTTTAGAAACAGGACTGAAAGTTGGTGATAAACTAATTGTACGGCATAAATAGACTGCAACACAGGAGAACATTTATGCCTACATATTTCTCGTTCTGTAAGAAATTACCAGATCTGGCATTTGATCAAAAACTGATATTAAACGATATAGATATATCAAGAGCCGAGTATCGAAAGTTTAAAGATTTATTAACACGATATCTGGTTCTTGGTATAGATTTAGAGACATTGAAAGTTCAATGGCCTATAGCCAAATTACTAACTACACACGATGCATCGTCTCTTGATGTTTATATTGCTAGATACGGTCATATACACGGGACAAGGCTACATGCGATAAAGACTAACAGTTGCATACAGACTAAAGAAAAATATCAAGCCAAGTATGGTGAAGTTAACGCGGCAGAACGGTTGTCTAAACTTGGAGCATCGCTGGAGAACTATATTGCTAGATATGGACAAGAAGATGGTATAGTTAAATGGAATTTGTATTGCAAAAAGAGGTCAGAAACTTACAAATCTAATAGAGGGAAATATGCCAAGAGAAATTTAGCATGGTTTGTAGAGAAGCATGGCGAGGAACTTGGTTATCAGATCTGGGACAAAAAGCGAAGGGCACAGGGATATAAGGTTAGTTTAGCCGGATATATTGAAAAATATGGAGAAGAAGAAGGTCGACTGCGATGTAAAGTAGCTAAATCAAGATCTTTAGAATATTTTGTTAGTAGATACGGCAACGATCTAGGAACAACCAAATATAATGCGTACAGAAATAAGACATTGCCTAATAAATTTACAGCAAGTAAGTGGTCATTGGAGGTAATAATGTCTTGTTTAAAGATTATACCGGATTTATATTACTATGGTATAAACGAAATGGTATGGCAGCTTCCGGCTAAATGGCAAACGATTATTGGTACTCGGTGTATTTGTCCAGATTTATTTTACAAAGGTCGTATAATAGAGTTTAATGGAGACTGTATACATGCTAATCCGACATTGTTTGAATCTACTGACACGCCGCACCCATATCGGCCGATGTGGTCAGCAAAAGATATATGGGACAAAGATGCCAACCGAATTGCGTACTATCAAAGCAAGAATTACCAAACATTGACAGTATGGGAATATGATTATGTTAACAATCCACAAAGGACATTTGAAGAATGTATCAACTTTTTACAGAGCTAGATGAAATTGAATCTATAGAATATATCGGTATCCAAGATACACTAGATATATCAGTTACTGGCAACCATTTATTTTATGCTAACAACATATTAACTCACAACTCGTCGGTTCAAGAACAAGAACACGATCATAGCCATATATCGGGAGGTATTTCTAAAATCCAAACGGCTGACAATGTGATTTCAATTTTTGCATCCGCTGCTATGAAAGAACGTGGCCAATATCAAGTGCAGTTTTTGAAAACACGTTCGTCCAGCGGTGTCGGCAGCAAGGTTAATCTAGGGTTTGATCCAAACACTTTGAGGATTTTTAATGCTGACGATGATGTACAGGCATTAACAGCAGTAAGCACAGCCGATAAGTTTGCAGACCTGCGACGTAAAAATTCAGCAGCAGCAAAAAAGGATGATGCCAAGCCCAACACAAATGATACCACAAAAGGCATCAAGGATCTCAGTGCGTTAACGTCATTGGTTAGACGTTAATCGTGTGGGTGCTGAAGCATATCACCTATCAGCAGCATGAGGCATACCACTATGTTAGGTAATGCTGCGGTATCAATAGCGTGGCGATCGCCTTCCACATGATTTACCATGCTGCTGATGTGTTTCAGCGCTTCTGATTCGTTTCCCGATTTTGCAGATTCTATTGCAGATACGATTCCCGACATAACATGGTTCATGCCACCATCTGGGTGGCGATCCTTTATGCCGTTGAGCAAATACTTGACAAGTTTTGTAGCCTGCAACTTGGATACAGGACTAACATCGCTGGCCATTTGTATGGTTTTAACAACCTTGTCAATGCCAGTATCTGCGGATGTAACATCTTCCTCAGATTCGGTTACCGAGGGAGCCCCGACTGCCCTGATCTTTCCCAGTGTTTGTGCTTTTGCGTTAGGACTTGCCCTCAAAAGATGATCAAATGCGGTTGCCAAGGCCAACGCCTGTCCTGGACTCAGCTGCGGATTATCGTCCTGCAATGCTGTTATGGCACTCTTGAAATCACTTTGCAAATTGCTTGGAATTTCTAGTATTGTAATGAGAGCATCCGTGTCAAGACTTCCTGAGATCTTTTGTAATCCAGCTGGCTTTGTGAGCATATTGGTGACTGGCTCGCTATTGTCGTCAGGAACAGAATCTTCTTCTGAAATCAAGCCCGCATACTCATTAAGCCTGTTAACCATGCTTCTAAAATCTTCGGCTGTGAAATGTGCCACGTCTGTCTCCAAAATGTATGACTATTTATACATAGCACCGTTTGCATATAAATATCACACGATCATATAGGAACCTTCACGTGGACTCATTAAAAAACATTATAGATGAACTTGATGCAATTGTTCCGGCAAAAAGCAAGCATACTGTCATTGAAAGCAGGGCAACCCATTTAATAGCCAGTGCCATCAATCTCATACGGTTGATCCGAGAGAGCTATCCAGACGACCAAGCAGACGATCTTGTAAAAAGATTGCATCGCAGCATCATGAGCGAAGATGAAAGAAAATTCACACGTAAAATTAAAGAGATAAGGAAAGAGCGATGAGCGAAAGCATGCGGAACCTCATGAACATGATGGGCAACGAAACGCATCGTCTGGATGAAGGAATACTTGATTTTATCAAAAAATTCAAGCCTAATCTCGATCCGGTTGCCAAGGCCCGAAAACATGGACAGAAAGAAGTTGATGATCTGGAGAAGGAAGCGCTACAGCAGTTTGCCCAGTACATGGGTCGTAACCGTCAGGATTACAAAACCGTTACTTGGAATACCCTTGCACGATATTTGACAATAAGAAATCAATTAGGCCTCAGTGCAGATGACGTGAAAAGAATAATCCTAGATCCTGGAACAAAAAACGTCATTGCACAAAAAATACCAGGTGGTAAAATACCAAAAACCTGGGCAAAGCCGCAAGAAGCAATATCTGGCAATCCTGCCGATCCCAAAGCAGAATCCATAGCCCAGGCAATTGTAACCTATATAGTTGGCTTGGCCGCAATAAAACATCTAGAAATCGCAGCTGGCGGAGAGGATGTCGATATGACAACTCCTGCCGGGGTTCAACCTGCGCCAGCAATAGCACCCGCTGGGGCCGGGCGCGCACAAACGGCTGCAACAAGCAATTATAATCCCGTTGCACCACCACAGAAGCCCGTGGCTACCGGTAATGCAAAAGCAGATAACGCAGCCAAGATACTATATCAACTTCAACTTGCCATGCATACGTTGGCAGGAGGCACTCCATGAAACTGAATGACATCGCCAAAAGATCGCAGCTTAGTGACACACAGATCGATTTGATCCTTGAAACAGCATCGACCCGTTCCACATTGCTGGGTACCTCCTCAAATATACCATTTGCAAACACAGGTATATTTGAAAGCATTAGCCTAGATGAATCAAGATATTTTAAGCGGTGGGAAAACGAAGCACTACCTCTATTGCTTGAATTCATAACATACATGGCGGAAGCAGATCTAACTCCTGATCAAATTGGGCAATTACTTGGCAATGCTGTTGATCACGCTAACAAAAGTGGTCAAAATCGTACCAAACTTGGAAAAGCAACCGATGTTGGCAAAAAGATTGCTGGCAAAACAGTAGATGCTGCTAAAGTTGGTGCCAAGAAAATGGCACAAGCAGTCGCGGTGCAAAACAAGATCAAAAATAAGATTGGTGAACTGCTACAAAACACAAAAACCGTAAAAAACATCGACGCACTATACGAAAAGGCCGTGGCTAAACTGGAAGAAGCATTGGGTGGGCCAGATAGCGATATCAGCAAGCTAACAAAACAGCTCGGCGCATGGCTCAAAGCGCATCCTATGTATGGAGCGGGTATCGTTTCGGTATTAACCCTTCTAGCCACCGTTACTCTGGGTACAGGCGGACTTACAGCAGCTCCACTTCTCGCGGCTGCAGGTGTTAGCAAATCAGCGATCATCGGATATTTCCTACGATTCACCATGGAGCTACTAAAAGGAGAGAAACTGAGCACCGCAGCGGGCAAGGGTTTATGGGGTGCAATGGTTGGCGCGATTGCCCACATGGGAGTTGATGAATTACAACATCTTATAGGCGATCCGGTAATAAAAAATGTTTATACGGCCCAAGCAGCAGCTGACCCTGGGGTCAGCATGTCAAGCTATAGGACGGTGATCACCATAGACGACGGCCACGGACACATAAACCACGCTAACCTTGACTTTCTAGGAACTCCAAAAGAAATCACCGCCATACAAAACATAATTGATCGATCACAGGAACTCATCAAGGCAGGAAAGCTCAAAGAGGCAAGCAAGCTTCTAAACAGTTTAGCAGAACATACACCTTATCCAGAAGAGCTGGTACGCGAATTTACGTCTGACCAGGGAGGTGGCAAAAAGTTCACGGAAATCGTGTCGAGATTTATAGGTAAAGAGTTGGCAGATCAAAGCGCAGCATCAACTGCCATCATGAAAGTAGCTACGGATTTTGAATCACATGTTAAAACCATATCTCAAGGACTTGCAGCGGCGGCCAACGCCGGTGCAGTTGGCTTCGCCGGTTCCAAGGAGACAACTCCGGAGTCATTAAATGAGCTCGACCTAAAGCAGGCATGGAGCAAAACCAAGGATGTAGCCAAGCACGCGGCAGGCCAGGCCCGCGGAGCTGCATCCAGCCTTGCAACCAAAGCAGGGGAAAAGATAGGTAAGGTTGCCGGCGAATACACCAACGTCATCACAATGAAAAAACTTCGTGCCGCTTGGGAAAAAGCAGGAAAACCCATTGACAGCGAAGCAATGTCAACTTTTCTTGCAAATCAAGGGTTTGATAAGGCAGCAGTGGCATCAATATTTACGGATGCAAACATCCCCTTACCGCAGGCATCCGGTGATCCGGTTGACAAGGTAGTGTCAAGTTTACAGGTAGATTTGGGCGACATGGCGGCTAACAATATTCTCAACAAGGCCAAAAATGAGGTCGAACGCCTGTTGAAAAATGGAGATACTGCCGGTGCAATGGCCTTCCTGCAGAAGACGGCAAACGAGGTGGCAAAGTTCGCTGCTCCGCAGTCCCCGCCCAAAAAGACATCGGCTGCGGCGTCGACTGCCGCACCAGCAAGCCAAAAACCGGCTGCGGTCAAGCAAACAGCAGGCGCGGTTAAAAAATCACCAATAAGAGCATCGACAAAACCGATTACACGACAGAAAGCCTACGCGAACAAGATGAAGTCTAAAGTAAGTGAAAACATAGATCGGCACATGTTGCTTGTGCAAACGATGTTAAAAATCATTAGGGAAGATGACCATGACAAGAAAACAACGGTCAAAAAAATACGTGCTTTAATGGAATACGCATCCGGAGGCAGCACGAGTGCCGGCAGCATTGCAAGCATACCCGGTGCAGGCGGACCTCTTATGCCCATGATACGCAGGATGCCGGCTGGCCAGAGCTTTTTTGGCCCAGCTGGTACATTACCGCCTGAAAAGCCAAAGAGCCGTAAGAAGCGTAAGAAAAACGGTTAAAAATACAGATTGATATAAATAACTCTGCAAAACAAAGTTTGCACTTAACAAGGAGAACAAACAATGGCCTATAATTCAGGCACTTACAACCGCGTTAACGGTGGTGCACTTGGGGGTAACTTCCTCACAGGCAGCATGGACTTTTTCACCATTGCTACATTGGTGCCATGCTTCCAGACCAACGTCGATACCCCAATCAACCTGCTATACACACAGCAGGGTTACAGCACTTGGCAGCCAGTCACCGTTGTGGACGGAACAGGTACTGCCCAGACATACAACTCGGCCGGTGCTTACCAGGATGCATACGTGAAGCAGACCAACCTTAACATCCTACAGCAGCTTTTTGCCCAGAATGTTAACCCAGTTGCAATCAGCTGCAACTATGCAACCTCTTCAAACCCAAATGCAATCAACCTCACTGCAACACAGCTGAACGCTTCAACAAACTACAGCTACAGCAATGATTTTGGTAGCGATTACACCAGCAGCCAGACGGTATATTACATCAAGTTTATCACTGAGCGTACCGGTTACTGGTATGTGAGTGGTTCAACCGTTGACAGCCCAAATTGGGACAGCAACACAACTGGCTACCAGTTCCTTGATGCACTGAACAGTGCAACATCAGCTGGCGTAACAGTTTTTGACCTGCAGAGCGAAGTGCTTAATGGTTCAACAACTGCCGGTACCCTTACTTCCCTAAGCGGACAGACAGTCAATGTCAACACCAACTATTTTGAAGTTGCACCTGGTGCAAGCCTCAACACAGTTGCATATGTTGCAACATTGGCCAATGCTGGTTCACCAAACGTTCCAAACCAGAACGCACTACCAACTCCATAATATCGCCCATAAAGCGTATTACAAACATGAAAGGCGCAGCAATGCGCCTTTCTTTGTGATTGTGTAATAAATATTCAATCATGTTATTAGATCATATTTTTACCCCAGCAGGCCCGATTGAAATGACCATTGTACGCAAGGATGGGAAAATCATGCATGTTGCACGGCAACTTCCGCAAACAACAGATAACGATCAGTCCGATAAACCATTGTTTCCAATTAGCAAGGACAGATCATGAAAAATTTCAAAGATTATCTTGCACAAGTGCAAGGAACACCGGAGGATGTTGTTATGAAACCCAGGAAAATAGTGGCTGAACAAACCAACGAAGATTTGGTACTATGGAATACAGAAAACGACCGTTGGAGCCGCAAGGCAAAACATCCACTGCGCATCAATGAAGTTCCAACAGAACCAAAAATAACTTGGGAAAAGGGCGAAGTGGCGTTTTATGAATCGCAAGAAGTGGAAGTTATTGTCCCGCAAGGCCCAAACGGAACCATTGTAATACTTTTTGAAGGTCGTACTAAAATGGTTCTTGGATCTCGACTTACCAAAATAGATGAAGGTGTGCTGGGCGGAATGCAGCCTTTGAATCCAATAAATCGCATGATGCAACTGGCAGGAATAAGCGTGCCAACAATAGCTGAGCCAGTATTAGAGGATGAACAAATTGCCGAAGCTGACTCAACAAACATGTTTGAACAGCTTTTCAGAGCGAACCTAAACGGAGAATATCGTAATAATCCAGATGCAGCACGCCTTGCAACCATAGGCGAGGTCATGGCAGGTCTTGAAAGCCAGGTAGAACAATTGCGTGGAAAAATTACACCAGATCTGGAAACCAAGGTAAACATGGCCGTGGGATTAGGTGCAGCATTGATAACCGCTGCCAAAGGCATGACCCAGGCAAAATAATGGAGAGATGGATTTGAAATTCATAGAGGTAAAGGGCGGTTTCTTACAACCAGTTAGCAATGAAGAAAACATCATACTCGAGCGAGTAAAGGGATATGATGGACCTCTGCCAAAAGCTGTGCTTGATGACCGCGAACAAGAGCTTGCCAGGAATTTGGTGAAACGAGGTTTATTGACCAGATTCGTTTATGAAGGTAATCTATGCTTTGTATTAAATGATCTTGAAGAACTATGGGAGAGCTGAAATGACGGTAACACCTGAAGAAAGAGATGCGATGCAGCGCCTACGCAATATCATGGAAGGTAAATCAAATCCAGAGCCCAAAACAGGCCGCTTGGTCATGGCAGAATCTACCCATGAAATTGAGTTAGCAGGCCCTGGTCAGGCAACTTCGGCAGATGTTAGCGCCATGGCAGCGGTATTGAATCGGTTAAACAGCCTAAGCAATCACGTGGTGGATGACATGATTACCGAGTCAGTCGTGCACGGCAATGTAGCCGAAGCACTTGTAACCGAGCGCGTAAACAACGGAGTCAAGGTAGGACGATATCAAATCTTGGTAAAAGAGGACGCGCTACGCACCGCTGGCAAACAGTTTTACAGCATCTACAACAGCCTTACAAATGATACGATAGCTGACGACATAAGCCTATATGAAACCGCACTGGCAGTGGTACGGTATCTCAATTCCGGTAGATTTGCCAACGACCCGGCCGTTCGTAAACTATTTGAGCACGACGATGCTTACACCAGCCATCGAGTCGATGCGGTGCAATTCAAAAAACGCATAGTAGCAACACGTGATCCCGTAAAAAAGGACCTGTACGAAAGCAGATTGCAGGCTAGCATGGATAGATGCATGGATGCAAAAAGGTTGATTAAAACACTGGCCAAAGAATGTCGCTGATCATAACACAGTCAGCTGAAAAGCAAATAAGCAGTCTATGCGCACAAACAGGTTCCATGGTGCGTTTGGCCATACGCAGTGGCGGCTGCCAAGGTTTTTCAAAATCTTGGGATATAACCGGCATTCAAGACGATGACGACACCGTGTATGATTTTGTCAATGGTAAATTATTGATAGATGCGGTGAGCATGGACATCATACAAGGGTCCACGATTGACTATAAAACCGATTTAGGCGGTTCATATTTCACCGTGGATATTCCAGGCGCTACAAGCACCTGTGGCTGTGGTACTTCATTTTCAATATAGCTTCTCTCCGGCAGTTTGACATAAATAACCAAACAGCGGAAGGCCCGCATGGCCAGGAGATCTAGTCACATGTATCTAAACCAGTTCGAATCAACATCGCAAGTAAGATTGCAACAAATACTTGCAACATTGAACGATGTTCACGGTGTTACGATTAACATAGATCTAGACAGTCCAACAGCAGAATTTGCCATCAAGGAATGCCAGTCTGCTTGGGAATTAACCAGAAACAGGATAATTGCTGAAAGCAGTTTTAACAGCTATCAGCTTAACCCAGGCTACACCAAAGCAATGTTGATCCTTGAGGCAATGAAAATAATGCTGACCGAAATAGGTCCAAAGCGCCGCCGCAAGTCGACAAAGATGCACGAATCAATCATGGAAGATCCTATGGATAGAAAATTGTACAAAATCACCTACTGGGTGACGCAGAAAAGCCGCTCGGATGCACCCGACCGCGAATGGCACGACGAAGAATATCGTTACGGAACCAATCCAGAAGACGTTAAAGATCGATTTCTTAACAGTAATCGCACAAGAGCATTTTATGACGTAAAGGTCGTACCGGCAACCCCCAAAGAAGAAGCGGCATATCGCAACAATTTGGATGAAGATACGAATTCCAAGCCCACGATTTCGACACAGCTGAGCGATATCGCAGCCAAAGTGCCGCAGTCAACGCAGCAGTCTACTGCCTTTTCCAACGCCCTGTCGGGCATCGCCGATAAGTTAGCCGCGCGCGGAACATCATTCGCATCAGATCTAGATACACATGAAAAGGCAATCATGTCGTGGATAAAATCCTTACCTCGCCCGATAAATGTCGGCAATATGATCAATGCCGGCATAGAAAAATTTGGTAAGGACCTGCTGGATGCACGCATGTCCCACATCGCATCATTGCCAAAAGTAGACACTGACGAGGCGGTTTCCGTAGTGGCCGCAAAGCCAAGCAGCCATGCCAATCCTGGAATGGACAATGTGCATGAAAATCTACGCGAAAGCGATACTTTAAATCCGCAGATGATAGGTGCTCCTAAAATGCCTGGTAACGCAACGTTTGGTCAAGCTCATCATTATGAATACCAGGCAAGCATGGCCCGCAGCGAGCTTTATCGCAACGCAAAATATGCCATGAGCATGCTCAAGCAGGTTGATCCACAGGAAGAAATACAACCCTGGATAGCTGCGTGCCTAACCAAGGCTGCCAACATGCTTGACAAGGTATATCACTATCTCGACTATTACAAGACCTTTGAGCCGGCTGAATTGCCGGAAGATATAGAAGGCGATGTCGAATTAGGCGAAACAAGCGGTAGCATTGCCCGTGAAAACCTAATGCTGATCATGGAATACAGTACCAAGCTTTTTAACCTAATCAAGCCAGGTGACAAACTTGAAGGCTGGGTAGCAATGAAACTAACAACCGCCAGCGAATGCATAAGCAGCAGCAAGCACTACATGGACTATGTGCAATTTGAACATCATGCGTTGGATGATCATTTCGATGAAGCGCGCCGAGCAAAAAGGAATTCAATTGCCGAATCACATCTGTATGAGGATGTCGACCCCAATAGCGAAGAACTTGCCAAGGCTACGCTGATCATCAATGCAAAAGCAATATCGGGCAAGGTCCAGGACATGGCTGAGGATGTGGCAAAGCTGGGTGTTAATGAGCTAATGCCGTTGGTTGACAGCATGCGTAGCCAATTTGGTCCAGACGCGGCAGCAGGTTTCAACGACACGGTCAAGGCAGCACTGGATAACCTACTTAATGTTACCACAGAGACCAAAGAAACAATAGATGCTGCAACGACAACATTGCAGTCAGGTGGCGTACCATCCGAGCAGACCGACATCGAACAGGCAGGCGACACGGAAGCCCCGCCGGACAACACTGACATAAGCGCCGACATGGCAGCACTAGGCGGCGAAGAGTCTGAAGAACCGGAAGAAAATCCAGAAGCAGCGCTAGGCCGGGCCAAGAAACCGGTTGCGGAGTCATGGAATGCCAAAATGCATACCGCAGAAAAAGACAAGGGCAAGTGGGATGGTTACACATTAGCAGAGCTTAAAGCTAAAAAGTCCAAGCTAATGAAAAAGGCCACACGTACCGCAGCTGAACAAAAAACAGTCAAGCAAATTGACTTTGCCATCAGGGCTAAACAGAAAAACAAATGGGGAAAAATAAAAGAAGGTGCCATGACCTGCAATGAATGCGGTGTAGGCACATACATGGAAGACACCAACGGAAAAATGTGCTGCAATGAATGCGGTGCAATGATGATGTCTGAAAAATATGACCCACATGCAGCTGAAGTTGAAAAGGCAAAGAAGGAATTCCTAGCCAAAGGCGGCAAAATTACCCAAGGACCTGGCAAAGATGCCAAGGGTAGCGAACGGTATCGACGCGCCATGCGAGGTGGACATATTGGTAGGACTGGATCGGCCAAAGCGGATGCTCCTAGTTTTAGGGAAGACGTTGAAGTAAATGAAAACTGGCCCGGCTACAAGAAGAACATGGCCAATCAAAAAGCCAAGCCAAGTGATGCCGACAAACAGTGGGATAAAATCACGAAGATAAACAGCGACCACCCCGTTGTTGAGGGTATTTTTTCGAGAAAGCCGAAACCGGTTGTAACACGCCTTTCCCCGCCTACTCCAAGCGAACTCAAGGCACAACACGAAGTTCCACTGAAGAAAGGCGAGATACGGGTTACCAAAGTAACTCCAGATATGTTACGCAAAGAACGTGAACTGGAAGTTCCTGCGTATATTCGTAGGGGGCAAAAGACCGAAACAACAGTGGACGAGGTCGCTCCCCCAGGTAAAAAAGCCGAGGATTTCATCACTGGCAACAAGGAGGCGTTCAAAAAGCGCTATGGTAAGAATTGGGAATCCATTCTTTATGCCACAGCATGGAAGCAATTTGGACCAAAGAAAGAAGGATATGATCAAGCAGTTGCAGCACTGGCAGAAGCCAATCGCATGTTTGAGAATTATTCCGAAGAAATGTCCGCCCACAAAGCTGCTTTTAAGCGTCAGCTGGCAGAAGGTAAAGCAACAGATCCTCTAAATGTAGGGTATGGCCTTGAAGGCGAATCAATCCGCCAAAGCATGATCTCCGCAAAGCGCAAGATTGCTGAGCAAAAAAGCGTGGTGCGTCAAATCATGCAGGAAGGTGTGATTGGCATGCTGCAAAGCATTGAGCTGCTAAACAAAGCTAAGGAACTCACAAAGGTAAAAAACGAAACTCCGTTTGGTGTGATATACGAAACAAAAAGCGGTCGCAAGGCCAAGAAAATGTTTGAAAATGCCGAAACCCGCAGGTATTGGTTGGATCTGAACGGCAGCAAGATTTCCAATCCAAGGATGATTGAGCCAGAAACGTTTGAGGCTGCAATCAATAAAAAGATAAAGGCATAACTGTGTTGATTCGAGAACTGATTTGCGAAAGTGAGGTTGTGCAAGAGATTAACAATGATCTCATGGATTTCATCATCATGTACCGCAACAAAAATCGCCCCTGGGCACCAATGAGTGGGCCCAACGGTGCTGTAGCATACATGCGCGGATTGGATCATGACGTCGATACCGACGATCTTATGACGGTTTTGTCCAAACCTCCTTTTACGGATGTGGTTGAACGAAGTGGACCGGAACATATAAAAATCAAAACCAATGTTCCGGATTCCATGAGCAACAAAGAGAAGGAAAAAGAAAAAGACAAGATAGATAAGACCGCGGAAAAAGAGGCTGAAAAAACGGTAAAGTCTGGTGAGCTGTCTGAATACACAACCAATTGAAACACTACTATAGGACGTAACAAATGTCTTGCTCTCTCAACAACGCAAATTACTGGAACAGCTTCTATTACAATTATGCGTATAATCCATCTCCGGCGCCGAGCCCGGTATTTTATAATGCAGTTGATGCAAGAAGTTCATTGCCTGCAGAGGAAGCCATTAATAGGGAAACCAGCGCCTTGCAACAGGCAGTGTTTGCTGCGGTCGGCCAGGGTGTATATCAAACACAGGTATCAAACGGAACCTTGATGACATACAGCACCCCGTTTACTCCTCTCGCATGGACCGTAACTGGCAACATGCTTACTATTACAAATCATCCATTTAACACGGGCGATATAGTAACCGTGAGCAGCACAGGTACATTACCATCGCCTCTTGCCCAGGCCACATATTACTACGTGATCTATGTGGACGTAAACACAATCATGTTGGCGTCAAGCTATGCCAACGCCGTCCAACCTCGTCCAATTCCGATCACCCTAACCACAGCTGGGACAGGAACATTTTATGTTTATGCGTACTATCCTAGCCAGGATTACTATGGCGCATGGCAAAGTACCAACATGAGCAACCCTCTGCTATCCCCACCATACAATAACCAGATGAATGCAGTAATTAACTATTTTGCATCAATGGGTTATATTGTTAATCGCATAGTCAACACCGCTACTGGCAATACCTTTACCTGGGTCATACAATGGTGACTTTGTTGTCATGAGAAGCATGTATGGGCCAGATACACTTCTATTGGCCAGCAAAAAACCCAGGATAAAAGAGCTTGTTGCAAAATCAGCCTCAATGTCAGAAGAAGAGATACTGGCACTAAACGAAAAACCAGATGTCATTAGAGGTCTTCTTCTTATCAATCAATTTGGGCTGGACCAGAAAAAATCAACAATAGCTGAGAAAATAGCCGAGAAAATGGTCAACTCAAGCATACCTACGCCCGGCGGATTTGATGCTGATTGCGAGATCTATGCAATCGCACACGAAGATATCTGGATCCCGGTTGGATCAACATTGCTTGAAGCCAAAACAGGATGGCACTGGGCAATGCTAAAAGATGGTAGGATATTTGTCAGCAACAACTTTTTGCAAATAAGCCATGATATTAAAAATCGTCTTACGGCCAGCAGCTTTTTTGTAAAACAAGGAACACTGTCCGATCTGCATGCGCTTGAACGGGCCAGATTAAACAAACTAGGACAGACAATATAGTTATTTGACTGCAATTCAGCTAATAATACTGCTATGATATTAGTAGACAAATTCCAATACCAGCCTCTTGCACGAGAAGACGGGGGACCCGAAGGTCGCAAATATGTTGATCCATATGGGAACAAATTACCATCTGTAACCACTATTTTAGATAAAACCAAGTCAGATGAATCTAAAAAGGCTCTCGAAGCATGGCGACGTAGTGTAGGCGACAAAAAGGCGAATGAAATCACCAAGGAAGCTGCTTTTCGTGGAACACTGATGCACTCGTTTTTAGAAAGATACCTCAAGGGAGAGAACCCTACTCCGGGTACCAACTTTTACCATAAACAGAGCTCAAAAATGGCAGAAGTGATACTGGAAAACTATCTTAGACCATTTTTGGATGAGGTTTGGGGATTGGAAGTCAATCTGTATTACCCAGAGTTATACGCAGGTACAACAGATGTCCTAGGCGTCTATCAAGGTGTGCCTAGCATTGTTGACTTTAAACAAACCAATCAGCCAAAAACTGACGAACGGGTTGTGGATTATAAAACACAGCTGGTGGCCTATGCGGCTGCACATAACGCTTTGTATGGAACAGATATCAAACAAGGTGTGATACTAATGTGCTCAAAAGATCTGGCTCCACAGCACTGGGTATTGCGTGGTGAAGAATTTGAGGAATTTACAGCACGTTGGTGGCAGCGGGTGGCTAAGTTCCATCAGGTGTAAAGGTTGCCAGCCAATCTTCGTATGTGTCAACAAGATCGTTTATATCCTCAACTGATATTCTGTCGCCGGCAATCAGTGCGGCCCAATCGTATGTTATCACCGGCACGTCTTCAATTTTTTGCCATTTTGGTTTGACGATTTTATATTCCATGCAATAGGATACGCTTGCATAGATGGTAAGGTCAACTACAGCAAATCATTCTTCGTTGATTTTTAAAACACGTTTTCCAAGCCGTGAAATCATTTCTTCCATGGTTATGTTGGGAAGAAACCGCATTGTTACACTTCTGCGCGGTACATCTGCGCTTTCAACGATCACCTGGTGTGGTTGTCGGATGTTAAGTATGGCAGGTTTAGCCCCGGTCCATTTAGCAAGGTGTTTTGCAGGTGCGGTGTCATATGACCATTGTGTTAATTGGAATGTGTCGCTTCGGTATTTTTTCAGCGTCGGTGTTCCATTATCATAACTATACCAATTGACACTGCTGGTCCCTGTTATGAGCCAATTCATTGCTAGATACCTTGCATGCACATTGGTATAATGGCCGTCGGAATGGATTTCATAATAATTTTTATCTGCCGGCTGGCTCCATGTCCAAAGCATCAAATAATCAATAGATAAGCCGAGATCGCTGATGATTTGATTGACATCGTCAGTTAAGATTGATCTGTCAACCTTTTGTATCTCACTCGGCCTATCAATAATCTTTGGCCATTCCACGTTAGGTTTAACGGGATTGTCGGGAAGATCCAGAGAGGCAAATAATAATTTTGAATCCGTAAACATCAAGTTTGATTATTTGCGAGACGCCCACATGTTGTCAATTAGGTTTGGATAGGGTCTTCCGGCACGTTTAGCCCTGGCCTTGGCCGCCGATTTTTGTGCAGGGGATAGATGCTTGTGGCGTTTTTTTGGATTTTTTTGATCCCAAACTTCTTCGTCCAATGATCCCATTGGCACATATGCCAGTATTGGCTGGTGTAGATCCTTAGCTGCCTGCGCACGATGATTGCCATCGATGACGCTCCCGTTAGGTCCCATGATTATGGGTTCTATTTTTTGTCCAGCTTTCAATTTGCGTTCATACCATGAAACCCTGCTGTCGTCAAGGTAAATCACACGGTTAAATGGATCTTCCGTGTCAGCATCATGATCTGGAAGATCGTCAGGTGCGATCATTTTCATACCCCACTTTTGGCCGTTTATCCACTGCTCCATTTGCTTATTGAGACCAGGTTGGTCATGATGCTGCCTATGGAATATATCCAGCATGACTGCACCGGAAACGCTTTCTTTTACTGCGTCGGACCCATTTGTATTTGCAATGGGTGGCCTGCCGTTGTTGTCCACGTTCAAGCGCATTTTTGCAGCTTGTCGCTTGATTTCGCCGGGATGAAAATCCGGCGTGGTATTGATTCCCAATTCTATTTTGCCGACACCAGCCGTTTCGCCAATCACATCAATTATTCGCATGACAGTATCTCCTGCGCATATTTACTATGCGCAGGAGATATATCACACCATAGCAAAATTAGATAACAGAAATTCAATCACTTATCCAACTGCCCCAGAAGATCGTAGCGTGTGGGTGTATAGTTATTGGATGCCCAATACATTTTAAGTGACGACAGTAACCTACCCACCTCGGGTCCTTGCTTGACCCCCATGGCGATGATGTCGTCACCCGTTACAGGAAATACCGGCACTTCCCACTCTGCCAGAACAGCACGGTCAAACCCGTCCATGCCTCTTAGGGCAGCCAGCTCCATTGCCAATTCCCTGCTGATACCAGATACCGCCATCCAGTTAAACGGGGAGATGGCCGAATATTGCTCAGTGCATAGAAAAACCGCCAGATCGATTTCTGCCCGGCTTGCTTTCCATTTTCTGAGAATATTGCTGGCCTCCCGCTCATACAGCGCCACCATGATGGTAACAGGATTTTTGGTTATAGCATGTACCGCTTCTGCATCGACAATGTTAGCAACCGTGTTGCCCAAGCCTATATGTTGGCCAATGCCCATCTGGTGCAGCTCTATCATGATAAAAGGCCCATAATTACCGGTCAAGATCTTTCCGATTTCGCTCCACACCCTTTCCCGGCTGATTTTTTCCAGGCCTGCTGCATGTTTCTCAATGCCCCTGCGCGCGGAATAGCTCATGCTCATGCCAAAGCGACCACGAAACCGGAACCAGCGGAGGATGCGTAGGTAATCTTCCTGGATTCGCTGTTCCGCATCGCCCACAAATGCCACAAGACCTTTTCTTAGATCCGTCAAGCCATTAAAAGGATCAATCAGCTCTCCGTCAAATGTCAAGCTCATGGCATTCATGGTGAAATCACGCCGTTGCAGGTCAACATACCAATCACGAGTGTAGGCAACAATGGCATGACGCCCGTCAGTTTCTACATCAGCACGCAGGCTGGTGATTTCGTACGTTTCGCCATCCAGAACCACGGTAACGGTACCATGTTGCAACCCAGTTTCAATGTATCTGATGTCATGTGTTTGGTAGATTGCAACCTGCTCGTCTGGTGTTGCATCCGTGCAGAGATCAATATCGTTTGGTAGCATCCCTAACATGTAATCTCGCACACAACCGCCGACCAACCGGATATCATGACCTCTTGCCAGGAAAAGATTTCGCAGGGATTCCAAGCCAGGCTTAACCAGCTGTTTGATATCCAGCAATATGTTGTTGTCTGCATTCATGTTATCTAATTTATAGCATGTGTGAAATTAAGGTCAACTGAAGAGTGATGGGTAGCTAAATATTCCACATATCGGAGCTTATATACATGGCCATCCAAACAATATCAAGAATACAAAACCGTAGAGGGGTATACGCAGACCTGCCAGCTGCACTGGCAGAAGGCGAATTTGGATGGTGTCTCGATACACGGCAATTGTTTATAGGAAATACAAGTGGCTACGGTGGTAATACTGAGGTCTTAACGGCATATAGCCAAAACACCAGCTTGATCAACACGATCTTCAGTGCCAACGGAGTGGACTTGACCGCTGCGATATCGAGGACCCTGCAAGCAAAGCTGGACGACATAGCCAGCATAAAGGACTTTGGTGCAGTAGGTGATGGTGTAACAGATGATGCTCCTGCCATAAATGCTGCCATTGCACAACTGTTGCAGGGCTATCCTGCCAATGGGAACACTGCAATCTCGTTGTTCTTTCCGGCAGGAACCTATCTAATTGCCAGTCCCATATTGTTGTATCCGTATGTAAGCCTGATCGGGGATGGATCAAGCGGAACCACGATAATGGCAGCCAGTGGCACGTCGATGCCATTTATGTTCCAAACGGTTGATAGTCTGGGTCAAACCGATGCCAACGTAGGATTAAACGGAGCACTGCTTCCTACACACATACATGTGCGCGACATGGCAATCAACACCAATGACCAGCAGATAAGCGCGGTTCAATTGTTAAGGTATACACATGTAAGATTTGAAAGGGTATGGCTAGTAGGTGGATGGCACGATGGATTTCCGGGCGGTAATGACGCCGCATTTACCTGTGAAACCATGGGCAATGCCGTTTACACACACGATGCCCAATTGGTCGACTGTGATATACAGAATTTCAGCACGGCCTTATTAATGAACGATCCTGTGCAATATACCACCCTGAGCCGGTGTGGTTTACACACGCTATATCGAGGGATTGGCGCAGGGCTAGCACCTACTTATAATGGACCATCCTACACAACTGTCACGCAATCTCGATTTTACACAATCGCCAATTATGGTATCTATGTTGGTGACGCCAGCAGCAATCCCGGCGTTACAAGCATTGGCAACACCTTTTACGACACAGGAACGGCCGACTCGGTCAAAAGCCTATACTGGGGAACCTCTTCAACCATAAATGCCAGCATAGGAGATGTGTTTTCTTTGGCACCCGGAGTGGTTGATCATGGTACCAACAATCTCATAATAGATGCACAACAAAATAATGGACTTGGCGGTTCAGGTTATAGCGGATATAGCGGACATTCCGGATACAGTGGATACTCCGGATACAGTGGTCTCAATGGTGCCTTTGCGTCCTCGGGATATTCGGGCATCAGTGGATATTCTGGTTATAGCGGCTACAGCGGCAACAGCTTGTCAGCCAGGACCACGGTTGCCGTAACCACCGGTAGTCTCACTGCCGGGTCGAGTGCCAACATAACCGCGGTGGGTTATGTAGGTTATGCCTTGTATAGCATACAAGTCTCGTTTGGTGCATGGGTTACGGTATATACCAGCATTGCGGATAGGACCAGTGATGCAGGCAGATCCATCAATACCGACCCAACTCCCGGCAGCGGAGTGGTTGCCGAAGCAATCACAACAGGCGCAGGTACCGTGTATTTCAGCCCTGCCGTGATTGGTTACAGCAGCGAATCGTCGCCCAACAGCAATATACAGATGAATGTGTATAATAATGGTGGCTCAACATCGGCCATTACCGTCACACTGACGCTTTTACAACTTGAATCATAATAGATGTACGGAGTCGCCACATAATGCACAGCCCCGATTGTTTTCAAGGATCAATGCATCTATTAAAATCTTGGAAAAATTTACGAGCAAACCTAACCGCAGATCTGCCAGATATGTTACAGTTGCAGGAAGTTGTTGATTTTTGGAGCCATGCACCAATATCGGTAAGAGTGCTTGATTGGGATGATTGTGCTTCATGGCCAACTGCGTGGAATCTAATATATCAAAACAAGTTTGATGAAAGCGCAGTTTCATTGGGAATGTTCTACACGCTTATCTATGCTGCTGACGGACGATGGAACGCTGACAGGCTACAATTACAGCTGATAACCGACCGACGCCGATGCCTACAGTCTATCGTTTTAGAAGTAGACAGCAGCTGGTGGTTGAACTTAGAATACAAGCAAGTTGTAGACAAAAAAATGTCAAACATGGAACATACGGTGCAGCAAAGATATGGATATAGCAATGGTGATCATTACCTGTTAAACTATCAGAATATGATCTTGCCCAAATCCATAATAACAAATGACAATACCATAATATAACATTTAAATATGTGGCTTTCAGCGACCGCACATTAACTCAGTATAAAATCAAAAAGGATCGAACATGGTAACCCATAGACAGGGAGAAATTTACGTCACCAAACGGGATGGACGCCAGGAGCTGCTTGACATCGAAAAGTGGCAGGCCCAGATTGCCAAGGTATGTAAAAACATAGCCGACGTTAGCCAATCGATGATTGAAATCAAGGCGCAGCCACATTTCTACAACAATATTCCGACCACGGAGATTGACGGCATAACACTGCGGGCAATAGTTGATCTAATTGATGCAGATATCAATCCAGGTATCGGCCATACCAACTACCAATATGTGGCAGGAAAGCAGCGATTGAGCATGCTGCGTAAGGATGTGTATGGGACATACGAAGTTCCACATCTCTATTCAATCGTAAAACGAAACGTGGAAGCCGGGTTATACACGGCAGATCTTCTCGAATGGTATTCGGAAGATGACTGGAATAAAATGAATGACATGCTCGATCATGAAAAGGACGAGCAATACGGTTACGCAGCCATTGAGCAACTAATCGAAAAGTATTTGGTTCGAAATCGTGCAACAAAAGAAATATATGAAACCCCACAGATACGTTACATGATAGCCGCAGCCACCGTGTTCCATAAAGAAGAACCAAACACGGCACGCATGCGTTACATCAAGGAGTATTATCAATCAGCATCTGACGGGCTGTTTACGTTGGCCACACCGGTTTTAGCCGGTTTGGGCACTCCAACCAAACAGTTTAGTTCATGCGTGCTCATACGTAGCGACGACGATCTAGACAGCATATTTGCTTCAGGCGAAATGATGGCCAAATACGCCAGCAAACGTGCAGGCATTGGGTTGGAAATAGGCAGGATCCGTCCGCTTGGTAGTCCTATTAGGGGTGGCGAAATCATGCATACTGGTATGATCCCTTTCTTAAAGAAATGGTTTGGTGACTTGCGTAGTTGCTGTGTTACCCCAGATACCTGGGTAGAGGTTTTAGATGAAGATAATTCTACAGATAAATGACAGTTTTTCGTATACCAGCATAAATAA